TCCATGCCTAACTGTTCATCAACATCGGGCTTCAAGTACAGGCCTCTATCTTGATCTACATCCTCTTCCCACGGGCTGAACTTGACTGCCCCTAAGGTGAGAATCACCGACCAAGGTCTTGTGCTTAAGGTTTCTAAATCTAACATTGCATCCATGGTTAATTATTGCATAAAAAATTTAATTTGTCAAACTTTTAACTTTTGAAATTATCTGATCTACTGCTTCACCGGTCCAATCTCTATTAACTAATAAATTATAATTGTGCTCAACAATAGGTTTGATTTTAGCGAGAACTTCGTGCTGATCGCGATTGCATAAATTTCTAACTTGATCAAAGGCCAATTTCCAGCGTTGTGTAGGATCTAAAATGTCATCATATGACTCATCAATCACATCTGAGAACGTTTTGAATCCTAAGTTTTTTAAACTTTGTAGATACCCTTGTCCGGCAAATACAACAAATAATCTTCTACCTAAAATTGGTTTAGTTATTTTTTCTGTAAAGAGATGGAATGTATCGCTGGTATTTGTTTCTGCTACAACACTATAAGCTGTTTGATTGTATATACCTGTATGAATAACACAAGCTAAATGAGTCCTAATTGACCGGTATTCAACATGAACTACTGAATATTCTCGTTTTAAATCTGTAGTATATCTAGTATAACTTCGAGTGGTACCCGGTTCTATTATAAAGTCCGAATTCTCTTTATGGCCTATTCCTCCTTTTTGATGATAATTTATTATATTTTTATGAGCTAAATTGAATTTATGAAAAGATTCATACACCAAATCTCTATGAGGTTTACCTACTCCTAGCAGAGCATCAAAAAACTTTTCTTTAGGAGAATAAGGATTAAGGGTATCTAATACATCTGGTAATTGATTATACAATGTTACTGGAACTTCAAACCATGTTGGTTTAAAAATAATTTTTTTGTTTACTTGTGAATCATGAAAAAGTCCCGGCGATACAAAAACAACATTTTCTAAATCTATAAAATCTTTTATGTTTTCGCAAGGATTTTCCGACTCAACTATGAATATTAAATTGCTTGATTCTTTGATTCTAGGAAAAATTTTAAAAAATAAATCTCGCACCGGACCATGAGTACAGTTATTATGTAAAACAGCAACTTTTTTTTCAATATCACTGTCTATGTACTCTTCTAAATTTGTAAAAATTTTATAGGGTACATCTAAATTGTCAAAATAATAAATTCTGTTTTCAATAAATTCTCTAGCAAAATAAAAATATGCTGGTTTTATTTCATCAAGATATAGAGCAATCATTAGTGAAAAATTTGAATAAATTTAGTTTGTAATAACACGCATTGATTCGGCTGCTGCTACACGCCTACGCAAACTGCTTGAACTGAATGAATGATCGCGTCCATTAAATACCAATTCAATATTGCGATCCCAACATTCTTTTTTTCCAGTAAAGTCTTTGTTGGAATATTCTACACCAAGTATACGCACATCTAATGGAAGAATCAAAAGTAAATCTACCAAATCTTGTTCGGTCTGATACACAACAACTTCATCAACATAACGGCATGCTGCCAATTGAATCTGTCTTTCAACAATACTTTGTACTGGTCGATTTTTTGTGTCGGGTCGGTCAATAGTGGGATCTGTCTGCAGTCCCGCAATAAGATAGTCGCAGTGATTCTTAGCCTCAGCCAGCATAGCCACATGTCCGGCGTGAAGCATATCAAAAGTGGAAAAAGTGATCCCAATCTTAAGTCCTTTGTCCTTAAGGTCTCGAATTTTATTGAATATCATTAAGTGGCTGGTTCTAGTTTGACGTTGAGTGGAAAGCCGTTGTTACGTGCCAGTAATGTAGCCTCTACACCTTTTTGTTCAGCTATTTCGTATGGCAATGTGCTTACTACACTGCTACCTTCTTCGTGAATTTTTAATGTAATTTCTGTAGCAGTTTCTTCGGTATGATGAAAAATGTTTTTGAGTGTTTCAATTACAAATTCCATTGTTGTAACACTGTCATTCAAATAGATAACATTAAACAAACTGGGTGGCTTGATGTTTGTTTTGGTTTGGATACGCGGTTTTACTACAATATCTGTTTTGCTCATAATTTTGTAGGTTCGAGTAGGGGGATGATCCCCCTACTGTTATTATATTACTTAGCGAATGTGATTGCAATCTTCTTGGCTTTCTGTTCTTCCGGAACAATGTGTTCCAAACTGATTGCCAAAATACCATTGATCACAGTTGCACCTTTAACCTCCACGTTGTCAGCCAATGTAAAGTGACGAGTAAAATTACGAGCACTGATACCTCTGTGTAGATACTCATACTCGTCTTTTTGTTTTTGTTCGCCTTTTACAGTTAGTACATTTTCTTTGTATTCGATATCCAATTCACTTTCACTAAAACCAGCTACAGCCAATTGAATGGCATAATGATTGTCATCAATACGAACAATGTTGTGTGGAGGATAATTTTCAGCTTTGCTGTTTGCAAAAGTGCGACCTAGTTCGTTGAACAGTCGGTCAAAACCTACAGCATGACGATGTAGGGTAGGTAGATCAAAAGTGCTAATTGTGTATGTTGTCATAGTATGTTCTCCTTTCATAAGCGATAATGACATGTGTGACCCCGTAGGCATCACACTAATATTTATTATACTAGATTGTATAAAGAATTCAATTTATTTGGAATAAATAAAGACGTAGTTCGCGGATCTGGACAATCCCAACTACTCTAACATTGAATAGGAATGTCAGCATGTGTATTTATCTATACGTAAAAACTCACAATATTACCGGGCTCAAGTATCTCGGTAAAACAATTGCAAAAGATCCCCACAAATATAAAGGATCTGGTAAGTACTGGCAAAGCCATATTAAACAACATGGATACGATGTAACTACTACAATATTACAAGAATGCCAGACAGAAGACGAAGTTAAGTATTGGGGATTATATTATAGCAATTTATGGAATATTCTAACCACACGCGACACCAATGATAAAAAAGTTTGGGCTAATCTTAAAGTAGAATCCGGTGATGGCGGTAGCGAAAAAGGTCGCAAACTGTGGCGAGGAACCATGCCTGAATATGTTAAATTAAAAATATCGGCGACTATGAAAGGCAGGCCGGCGCACAACAAGGGCAAGCACCAGATACATAAAACACACAAGCCTCGAACATCTATAAGTGGACTAACCTATAATAGGAAACATAACACGGGCTCGAATGGCAAGTTGCTTAACATACCTAGACCCCGTGTATGTTGTCTGTTATGCAAAAACGAGGTTGATGTTGCAAATTTATCTCGTTATCACAAACATATATAAGCACTCTTTACTTCTTTTCTGTAAATTCAGCATCAACTACATCATCATCTGACTTAGGCGTAGCCGACTCTTCTGCGGTTGATTGCTGCTTTGTTTCATTAATTACATTTGAGGCCACAAACAATTCCGACAATCGTGTAGTGATTGCTTCCTTGTCTGTGCCTGCTACAGCTTCTTCTAATTTAACGATAGCATCTTGTATAGTCTTCGTCTGATCCTCTGTGAGCCGGCCCTCCGCTTCTTTTAGATCAGTGCGCACCCGGTGGATTACTGCGTCCGCTTGATTACGAGTTTCAATCAATTCACGTTGCTGCTTATCTGCCTCGGCGTTTGCTTCGGCATCACGAATCATTTCCTCAATTTGGTCTTTGCTTAGACCCGAGTCGGATTTGATAGTGATCCGGTTTTCTTTACCAGTTTTCTTGTCTCGGGCACTTACCTTGAGAATACCGTTTGCATCTACATCAAGTGTGACTTCAATTTGTGGCATGCCTCTTGGTGCAGCATCAATACCTTCTAGATTGAATTCACCCAACAGTTTGTTGTGTTGCACTAGTTCGCGTTCGCCTTGATACACTTTGATCGTGACCGCTGGCTGATTGTCTTCGGCTGTGCTGAATGTTTGACTGTTCTTTGTAGGAATAGTGGTGTTCTTTTGAATCAGCTTGGTCATAACACCGCCCATGGTTTCGATGCCTAGGCTGAGTGGAGTCACATCAAGTAGTAGCACATCTTTACGTTCGCCACCTA